ATGGTTGAGTTCTATGATATGATTAACAAGTTTGTCGAGGAAGATCGGTGTCCTCCACTCGATGCTGTCTTCCTCGATGAAGCCCAAGACTTAAGTCCTCACCAATGGAAATGTTTTGATTACATAAAATCAAAATGTAAACGAGCCTATATGGCTGGTGATGATGACCAAACTATATATGGGTTTCAAGGTGCAGATCCTAATTATTTTATGGAACAAGAGGGTGAAAGAGATGATCAAGAGGTATCTAGAAGGGTTCCTAGAGCTGTGCATCGAGAGGCAATTAAAATACTAAATCAACTTACAAGTAGAATCGATAAGAAATGGATACCAAGAGATGCAGAAGGAACAGTTTATCCTAATTATACATTAGATGAAATAGATTTTTCTAAAGGACATTGGATGATATTAGCTAGGACTAATAAATTATTACTTAGTATTTCAGAACATTTTTATTTTTTAGGTGTAAGATTTACAGGCAGAGCAAATAAATATTTACCTAATTCTATATTAGAAGCTTATCAAGTTTGGACAAGATTAAATCAAGGAGCTTTTGTTTCTCCTGAAGAAGCTGAAAGACTTTATGATTATTTATTAGTAAAAAAAGGACACGTTCGTAGAGGTTATTCAGATGGTAAAACTATACAACGTGAAACAAGTGTTGATTTAGATAAATTAAAAAGTGAACACGGTTTACTAATAGATGGTGATTGGAAACAATTACATTTTCCAGAAGATACAAAAGAATATATGCAAACATTATTAGAAAGAGGAGATACATTAATGGAAAAATCAAAAATACAATTATTAACTTTACACGGGTCTAAAGGTAAAGAATGTGAAAATGTATGTTTGTTTACAGATTATGGAACAGAGGGGCAAGATGAATTTATTTATCGTAGCGCATATGAAAATCCTGATGCTGAACACAGACTATTTTATGTAGGCACAACAAGAGCAAAAGAAAACTTATATATTATGCAACCAACATCAGATTATTATTACACAATAGGGGGACCAATAGTATGACAAATAAAGATATATTTAAAGGAGTCGAGTACGATTCGTTAGAAAAACAAGTTGGAGGAAAACATTACAAGAGTATGAAGATCCAACCCGCAGAGTTTATAAATGAAAACAAATTGCTTTTTGCGGAAGGTAATGCTATAAAATATATATGCAGACATTCTTCGAAGGGAAAAGAAGAAGACATAAAGAAAGCAATACATTATTTAGAAATGATATTAGAAAGAGATTATAGTTAATGTTTGAAGCACAGACCGAATGGATAAGTCCTGAGTCATTTCCTGATCTTAAGGATCATAAATATATAGCCATTGACTTAGAGACAAGAGATCCTAATTTAAAATCAAAAGGATCTGGTGCATTAATAAATGAAGGAGAAATTGTAGGTGTTGCTGTAGCTGTTGAAGGTTGGTCTGGTTATTATTCTTTCGGACACAAAGAAGGAAATTTTTTTGATGAAGCTGTAGTAATGCGATGGATAAAAGAAGTATGTGCATTGCCAAATGTAAAATTATTTCACAATGCAATGTATGATGTGTGTTGGTTAAGAGCATACGGTGTTAAAATAAATGGCCATATTGTTGACACAATGGTTATGGCATCATTAGTAGATGAGAATAGATTATGGTATTCACTTAATAGTTTATCCATAGATTATCTTGGACAAGTAAAAGATGAGACAGCATTAAGAGCAGCAGCTGACAAAGCAGGTATAGATGCAAAATCTGAGATGTGGAAACTACCTGCAATGTATGTAGGTTCTTATGCAGAGAAAGATGCAGAGCTGACTTTAGCTTTATTTAAAAAACTATCTATTGAAATTAAATCACAAGATCTTACAAAAGTATTTGATCTTGAAACACAATTGTTTCCTTGTTTAATTGATATGAAGTTTAAGGGAGTGCGCGTAGACATTGAAGCAGCTCATAAACTGAAACAAGAATTAGCGAAACAAGAAGAAATGTTACTCCTAGAAATAAAAAAAGAAACCAACCTAGAACCTCAAATATGGGCTGCAAGAAGCATTGCCAAAGTTTTTGACAAATTAAATTTACCTTACGCAAGAACTGCAAAATCAAAAGCACCTTCCTTTACTAAAAATTTTCTTCAAGAACATAAGCATCCTATTGTTAATAAAATAGCAAAAGCTAGAGAAATTAATAAAGCACATACTACATTTATAGATACGATTATCAAGTATCAACATAGAGGTAGAATACATGCAGATATAAATCCTATTAGGGGTGATAGTGGAGGCACAGTAACTGGTAGATTTTCATATTCAAATCCTAACCTTCAACAAATACCAGCGAGAAACAAGCAGCTAGGACCTATGATTAGATCATTATTTATACCAGAGAATAATCATAAATGGGGATGCTTTGATTACTCACAGCAAGAACCAAGATTAGTTGTGCATTATGCGGCTACAAAATTTAAAGGTGATGAAGAAGTTACAGAAATAGTAGAAAGATTTCAAAACAATGAAGTAGACTTTCACCAAACTGTTGCAGATATGGCTAATATATCTAGAACACAAGCTAAGACAATTAACCTTGGACTGTTCTATGGTATGGGTAAAGCAAAACTACAAGCAGAGTTAGGTTTGTCTACAAAGGATGAAGCAACAAAATTATTTAATAAGTATCATGACAGCGTACCATTTGTAAAAGATTTAATGGATGCAATATCTAGAGATGGGTCTGCGTTTGGTTATATAAAAACATTTGGTGGTAGAAAATGTAGATTTGACAAGTGGGAAATAGCAGAATGGAATAATGGTAAGTTTACTGCACCTATGAGTAAAGCTGATGCAGAGGCAGCATATTTTAAAAAATATCCTAAAGCTACAAAGGCAAATATAAGAAGAGCTTTTACATACAAAGCACTAAACAAATTAATACAAGGATCTGCTGCAGATATGACTAAACAATCAATGTTAGATTTGTATAGAGAGGGCATTGTACCACATATACAAATACATGATGAACTTGATATTTCAGTAGAGTCAAACGATCAAGCTAAAAAAATTATTGAGATTATGGAGAATGCTGTTAAATTAAAAATCCCTAATAAAGTAGACTATGAATCAGGAAACAATTGGGGGGAAATAAATGGATAATTATTATGGCATATTTAAATGCAAACATACCACCAATTTACGCACAAATAAGAAAGGAGTATCTATATGATAACAAAAAACATCATGGAGAAGTTGAAGATTGTATTATCTTTGGTATTAGCTGTATTACAGGTCGTGCTATTTTATGGCACGCTATTATGGAAAACGGCGCAGTCTTTTATAGGCTCCCAATTACGGCTTTTATTCAACGTGGTTATGAACCGTCAACTGTTCCACGTAAAAGACTTGATGAATTACAACTTTGGAATTCTTTTAGTTATTACCCTGCTATTACTGATTATGATATTTTAAGTGGTCAACATGGAAAATATATAGGTAAAGATAAAAAATGGCATCACGGTAACTATCTCTTTACCATTGACTTTGCACATCCAGAGAGTAATATAGTAGATACGGAGCATTCCGAAATACCGCACGAACATAAGTGCGCTCACATAATAGCCTTAGATGACGGCAATTATGCAGCACAACCTAACAATCGAATCATATGGGATTTACCATCTTTCACTGTGAAAGATAATATTCCTGATTGGAAGGTACAAACATCAGAGTGGAACGTAGAGGATTCCGGTAAATGGATAACTGAAGACACCGATAAATTTTTCTACGAAATTGAGGAGAAAAAAAATGATTAAAAAATGGATTGTAAGACCGGTTAGAAAACAATGGAAAAAATTTCTAGGGTGGCTTTTTAGTTGGCAAAAAAAAGATGAGTAAATGTCAAAACTGTAAGAACGATTGCCATTGTCAAAATAATTTACAAGAAAATAGTGTGGGTATTTGTAAATGTAATGATTGTAAATGTAAAAGAACTTATAAAAAACAAAAAGATTATGCAACAGATATATCTTTTGAAAATGAAGTAAAATACGATGGGTAAAAGTATGAATTATTATTTTACAGGAATATTAATTATATTAGTTTGTTTATTAACATTTATTAAACCAGCTTATCCTGGATCTACACAAACAAATACATCTGGATCTAACACCGCAATTGAAGGTGGCTACACTTCTACTGCAACTACTACATATCAATCTGGATCAAGTTCTAATAGCACTACAAATAGTACAACAAATTCAAATATAAGATCAGCGCCTCCATCAGCATCTTCACCATCATATAATAGTATGACACAAGATGTTTGCGCTGTAGGTGGATCACTTGGAGTACAGACGTTTGGACTAGGAATTAGTGGCGGGAAACATTTTATAGATAAAAATTGTGAAAGATTAAAACTGGCTAGAATACTTAATGACTTTGGTATGAAAGTTGCAGCTGTTGCAATACTTTGTCAAGACGAAAGAGTGTTTGAATCAATGATACAAGCAGGAACACCATGTCCAATTGATGGTAAAATAGGTAAAGAAGCACAAAAACTTTGGTCTAAGTATGATAACGAAAGACCTGACTATGATATATACGTTAAACGTATGAAAGCTAGAGAAAGAAAAGAAAAAAAATTAGAGAGAGAAGCAGCTCTGAGAGAAAAGAAAAAACTAGAATCAAAAATTAAAATAGAAAAATTAAATCCAGATAGATAATGCCAAAACCAGTTAGAAAATGGATAGTAAAATTAAGAATGTGGTATGCAGACATAAGAGGTCATCACGGTAAACGATGGGACTATGAGCCGTCTAAACATTATATGAGGAAAAAATGACTAAACCATTAAAAATATCAGAACAAGCTGCCGTGCAAATGCCAATGAAAACGGTAGCCTCTCTGATTATGATGGTTGCAATCGGGACCTGGGCTTACTTTGGATTGCACGAAACTCTTAATCAACACTCAACAAAAATAGAGTTAATGCAAAAAGATTTACAACAAAACTCAGAGTTTAGAATTAAATACCCGCGTGGAGAACTTGGTCAATCAAGTGGAGAAGCAGAACTTTTTATGTTGGTCGAGCATATGTCAGGATTGATTGAGTCTATGGATGAAGAACTAAAAGGTATGAGAAATAATAAAATTAATATAGATTTTTTAAAAGAACAAGTAGCTAAACTACAGGAAGATGTAGAAAAATTAATTAGAAATGGTAATGGAGAACACTAATGATAGAAATGGTATTTGCATTATTACTCCTACAAGATCATAAAATTGTAGAGCATCGTTATCACAAGTCGTTATCAAAATGTCTCAAGGCCAAGCGTTATGCTATGAAGGACAGAAACCCTACAGATAGAGTTGTATTTAAATGTATACAATCTAAGGCAAACATAGAAGTATATATGGGAGAAAAGAAAATTGTTTCTTTAATATTAGAATGATTTGGATATTAGCAATGATAATAGGAGTAGTATATGCGGTTAATCGTATTAACAATTTTGCTGACAGCGTTAACCCTTACGACTTCAGCAGAAGAAATCACAACAAATAATTTACTTCCAAATGCAGGTGATGGCGTAGACTGGGGCTCTAATGCTACAGATCAAATTAATCCTGGTGGTTCTGGCACTGTTTACAATGGTAACACATTAAATGGTTTTGATGTAACTTGCCCTGCATCTCAATCTAGTTGTGGTTATAAATTTAGTGTAGGTGGTGATTTTGAAGTTACTGGCACAGCAACATTATCTGTTGATGACATTGCACTAACAAATAATAATAGAACACAAGAAATGTTAGACAATGGTATAACTTTAAATAGTTATATTGATGTTGCAAACTGTGATAGTCAACCAGGAAACTGTGAAGGTAAATCGGGAAATGCAGACTCACACACAGTTACAATACAATTAAAAGATTCATTAGGTACAGTTTTATCTACAACCACACAAACAAGAACAGACATCGATGGTTTTCAAGGAAACTGTAATGGTTATCCAACATCAAACTCTGGCGGACAGACTGCAGATTGTGGACAATATAATGATCAAGTAATTTATAATGGTCATGGATCAAATAAAGTAGATTGGTCCTGGAGTGGCACAGATAATAACTCAGGGTCAGCTGTTAAAGGTGGTCCTAATTTATTGGGTGCAGCTCTTACGATGACTTACGATGATACTATATTAGATACTAACACTTCAACAGCTTTAGGTGATGTCCAAGATACCTTAGGTGATTTACAAGAAGAGGTATTTGATGATGTGCAAGAATTTTTTTTAGAAGAAAAAACTTTTACATTTGACGAAGAGCCTCAATTTGAAATGGAAATGCCAATGGAAATGGAGATGAACACGCTTCAATTTGCAGAAGAGTTTATACAAGAATTTTTTATGGAAATAGACCAAGAGTTTATGATGGAACCCGAAGGTATGGAACTTGAAGACGGACCCATAGTTATGTTTGCTGACGATGTTATGATGGATGAGGTGTACGAAGAATCTAATGAAATTGTTGCAACTTTTCTACCTATGATGCCAGATAACGAGGACGCTTTTACAACAGAAGAAGCTTTTGTGGATGATGAACCACCCCCTATGTTTATGCAGCCCAATGAAGAACCAGAATCTTTTGCTAATGATACATTTGAACAAGAAGAAATGATGGAAGATGAGCCACCAATGATGACAGAGTCTTTTCCACAAGAAGAAATGATAGAGGAAAAACCAGCTATGATGACAGAATCTTTTCCACAAGAAGAGGAAATGATGGAAGAA